AGGTATGTCGCCAGAATGAAGCAAACACCACAACTCCTTTCGGCTGCGCGCCTCTCGGTCGCGCCGATGATGGATTTTACCGACAGAACGAAAAACGCCGCATAACCAAGATGTTAGGCGGCGCGTTTTCGGTAAGTCATACGTCAGTCATACAGAGGGGCGACTGAGCGTCACCCGTGAAGCTGGTGGAGTTCCTTCCGGGCAGCTTCCCGACGTTCGTCATAGTACGCCGCGAAGTCGCGCAGGTCCACGCCCTTCGCGCTCTTCTGCGAACCTTCAATCTGTACAAGGGGCAGCTTGATTGCGCCGTCCGCCACCTTCCGCAGAAACTTTTCGCGGGTCAGGTGGGGGAAGAAGTCCTTGCAGATGACTTCCACCGGCAGGATGGGACGGCCTTCGTACCGGGCCATGAGCATCAAGGTAGTGTCCAAGCGTGTATCTCCTTTCTCTAGGTCATCTTGGCATCGGCGGGCCTCCTTTCGGCTTCCGTTTGCGCTTCGGTGATCTAGCTATGCCACGCTTTCGAGATTCACACAAGTATATGATAATGAACGCAAAAATTCGGCTTCAAGCTGAATTTAAGGCTTAGGGGCATTCCCTGCTGACGCGGGGGCCACCGGCAAGCCACCGACAAGGAAAAGGGGCCTAGCTGGCCCCCTTCTAGCTCGGTCACCATTCCGCCGTTCCGAGTACCCCCGGCGCAGGTGCGCTTTCTTCCCATTCGTCGCGCGGCGGGCGCGGTCCAGAATTCGGCGCGGGCGTGGCGGTCAAGCCGTCACCCGATGCGATGACCGGGACCTTCGACTCGAACAGTTCGCGCAGGCGCTGGGTCTTCCGCTGGGTGGAGAGGTCATCGAACATGCCGCGCGGGTTCGGCGCGCCTGCGTATACATAGGTCATGGCTGGACTCCTTATCCGTTCTGCGAAACTGCCCGCTGCCCGGCGCGGGCCATATCGGCGGCAATCTGTTTCTGAGACCGCCGGAAGCTATCGGCGTCCGGGGTCTGAATGTTGATCGTCTGGGGGGCGTGGATGATCGTTCCGCCCGCCGTCTCGCCCATTTCCACCGGAATCTTGCGCCCCCGCGACAGGGGAATGACCGCCTCATTCGGGTGCAGGACCGCCGGGATACCCCCGGACGTCACGCCACCTTCGGAGAAGTGCGGCGCGTGGTGGAAGGCGGCGGCGGGGACCATGGCGGACGCGACGGGCGAGGTGGAATAGCCACCTTCCGAGAACAGGCCCGGAAGGATCATGCCCATAAGGCCACCGAAGCCACCCACGCCAGACAGGATGCCGCCCCCGCCACCGGCTGCGCCCATGGCTACGCCCTGCGCGAGAATGGGCGCGCCCGCCTGCGCGCCCTGCACAACGCCCTGACCCAGTACAGGCCCGGCGGTGGTGGCAGCCACGCGGACAGAGTTTGCGCCCATGGCAAGGCCCGTCTGTGCGGCGGTACGGACGTTCACCGAACCGGTAGCGAGTCCCGACTGTACCGACATGCCCGCCTGCGCGCCTGCGCCGGTCATGGCTGCCTGAATCTGCGCCGCGACCTGCGTTCCGGCGGTGATCATGCTATTCCCGATCACTGCCCCAGCCTGCGTGCCGCCGTTCACCATGCCCGCGACGTCGGAGTCGCCCTGAGAGGCGAAGAGGTCACCGAAGAGACCGCCAAGCCACCCGCCCGAACCGGTTTCCCCGCGTCCGAAGAGGGTCAGAAGTTCCTTGACGGCCTTGTCGGACACAACGTCCGCGAAGACGCCAAGGATTGCTTCGCCAAGGCCTTCAAAGTCCAGCTTGCCGGTTTTGATCATCTCGGAGATGGAGTCGCGCAGGCTGTTGATTGCGCCCATTTCGATCTGCTTGCCCGCTTCGATCCAGTTGGGAACGGAGTCCATCCAGTCCTTCACGGGGTCGGTAGCCAGCTTCTTGAGTTCTTCATTCAGCTTCGCGGCGGTGTCGATTTGCTGAATCATGGCGGTGGTCTGCGCGTCCACTGCGCCGCCCCCGGCGGTCATGGCTTCCGCGAAGAGTTGCGCCGCTTCTGCCGTCTGAAACTGCCCGGACGCCACCAGCTCAAGGACAAGCCGTTCCTGTTCGAGAGAGGTCAGGCGTTCGGTCAGGGTGGAATTGAGTTCTTCCGTCGCCTTCTGTTCCTCGGTGAGGGCGGCAGTCCGTCCGCCACCCCCGCCACCGCCACCCCCGGCGGACCGGGCCGGGCGGTTCTTTTCGGTGATCTGATTGCGCAGGCGTTCGGTTTCCTTCGCGGCGGCGTCAAGCTCATTGATCTTGACCCATTCAGCGGCGATTGCGTCCGGGGTGATCCGCTGCCCGCGTTCGCCTGCCGTGCTGATCATCGTTTCAAGCTGCACGCGGCGGTTAGCGGCGGCAGAAGACAGGCCTTCCGAAAGCTCAAGGCTGAGGGCGCGGTTCTGCGCCCGGATGCTGGCAATCTGGCCTTCTACAGACTTGCCCATGGTCGCGAGGGCGGACGGAACCGAATTCAGGTTTGCCAGAAGGCGGGCGGCTTCGTCTGCCGCCGTTCCGATGGTGTAGGCAAGGCCAGAGGCAGCCCCGGACGCGTTGTCCGCTGCCCCGGCGGTGCCATCGGTGGCAGCCTTGAGGCGAAGGCCCGCGTCTTCGGCCTTGATCAACTGCATGAGGAAGGCCAGCGCGCCGCCTTCGGCGTTCTTGAGTCCGCCGGTCACGCTTTCAACTTCGGCGCGCATCTTCTGGACGGCGGCAAACTGTTCTTCAAAGGTCCGCGCGGCCTTGATCTGGTCAAGCATAGACAGAAGCACGCGGGCTTGGTCGTTCGTGGTCTCGAATGCAATGCGCATATCGTCCACGTCCGTGGTGAGCCACCCGCCAAGGTATTCCTGCCCCAGCGCGTTGAATTCGCCCGTGGTCTTCTGGACTGCCTCAAGCCGGGCAATCTCCATGAGCTTTTCAATATGGGTCTGGAGTTCGGCGTTAACCCGCCCGTACCCCTCTACCATGCTGCCAAGGGTCACCCCCGCGAAGGTATCGGTGACCTGCCGCAGGTTGGAAATGGCGGAGTCGGCTTCCGCCATGGCGGACGCGAAGTCCTTGGTGGCGTCACTGCCGGAAGTCATCCACTGGACGATTGCCGCGCCCAAGGCGATTACACCGATGGTCACCAGCGAGACCGGGGAGAACATAGCGGCGAAGCCACCGGCAAGGGTGGACAGAATAGAGGTGCTGCCCTTGAGACCCTGAAACGTCTGGGCAAGCTGGGTGCCCTGCGTTACGGCGATAGACAGGGGCGACATGCCGCCTGCCAGCATGACGCCAATGTCATTGAGCTGGAAGCCTACCTGCTGGGCAGCCATCGCGCCGTTGCGGGCCTGCCCGGCGAAGGTATCGGCGGCGCTACCCATTGCCAGATAGGTGGCGGCGGCGCGTTCTCGCATAGCGGACGCCTGCGCCTCAGAAACCATGTTTGCCGCGACAAGGGAGTCGATCTCGCTCAGGGCCGTAGAATACCGCTGGGAAGCGGCGAACAGGGGGTCATGAGCTGCGCGCAGGCGGGACAGGGCTTCGGCCTGTTGCTGGGCCGCGCGTCCGGTCTGTTCCAGTTCGCGGGCGAGCTGCGCCTGTTCGCCCTGCGCGTATTCGGCGGCAACGGTGGCCTGCAAGAGACCGGACCGCAGGTCGTCAAACTGGCTCTTGGCGCGCCGTACGTCCAAGGTGGACGTGGCGTTCACAAGGCTGGCCTTCATCTGCGCGAGGGCAGAATTCAGGGAAGCCACGCCCTGCGTATCGCCAAGGTCCCCCATGCGAAGGGCAAGGCGCTGGGTCGCCTGTTCTGCCATGCGGACGGCGGACGCGGACGCAAGGGCGGTGCGCTGGATGGTGGCTGCGGCACGGTCGGAAGCGCTGCCCGCGCCCGTCAGGGCGGTGGACAGGCGGTTTGCTTCCGTGGTCGCGGCGCGCAGGGGCGTGACGTCGAATTCGGGGCGATGGTTCGCGAGTTTCGAGAAAGTGCCATCGGCTGCGCGGTCAAGGTCCGAGACGGCTTTCTTGACGGCGGACAGGGCGGCGCTGAATTGCTTCGCGCCCGCCTGTGCGGCGGTGGCGTCAATCTTGAGGCGGAGTTCGTGGGTTTGTTCCAAGGTGGTGAGCTTTCGCGCTGGGCCTGTCGGGGGCGTGCTGGGTCCAGCACAGGCGCGGGTGTCGATTGAGGGAGTGCCGAAGGGTCGGGGAGAAAAGACGCGGGGCGGCGAAAGACCCAAAGCCGCCCCGCGCAAGCTCTCCACTTCGACACGGAAATGATAGCACAAGACCGGCGCACCACCTAGCAAACGGCCTGCAACGGTTCGCTTTTTGTGTAACGATTTAGCGGGGTTGTGTAGTCTTGGTGCGCAGTTTTTGGGGCGAAGTTGCACCGGTCAACAGGGGTGCAACGGCAGATTCCTAAACCTGACATTGTCGCCTGTTTGGAAACTGAAAAGTTGCTCTGCAACCTGCAAACAGCTACTGCGCCGCTTTTAGGCCCCTGTATATACCCCCGTCTTGGGTCCCCAGCCCTATATTTGTGGGCGGTTCGGGGTCCGACTGTCGCGGCAGTGGGGACAATGTGAGGTTTGGCAAGTTGCCCGCTCACGCGGGGCTAGGCCACCAGTCTGCGCCGGACGTTCGCAACGCTAGAGGCGTGCCACATACCCCCGCGCGCCGTCTTGATCCCGCGCCGATTCAGTTCCGCCGCGATAGCTGCAAGCGTGGTGTGACCCTGTTTTTCCACGTCTTCCAGCACGTCTGCGAGGTCGTGCGCGCGCGTCAGCGCGGCGGTGCGTTGTGCCTCACAGGACGCGCCATTCCCCTTGCCTGCGCGGCGCAGGGCTTCTGCCCCGTTGGGGTTACCGAAGACCTGCCCACGGGCCTTAGCGGCTGCCATAGCTGCGCGCGTTCTCGCCCCGATCATCTTCGACTCGGCTTGTGCAATGACCGCCATCAAGCCCACGGTCAGCTCATTGGCTTCCGGCATGTCGCAGGCCACGAAGTCCACCTTAAACGACTGTAAATTCAAGAGAAATGCGGCATCACGGGACAGACGATCCAGCTTGGCAATCACCAGCTTAGCGCCGGTCACGCGGGCCAGTTTGAGGGCGGCTTGCAGTTGCGGGCGGTCATTCACCCGGCCCGACTCCACTTCGACAAACTCGCCCGCGATGGTGGCTTTGTGCTGGGCCGCGTAAGCGGCGATTGCTGCCTTCTGGGCTTCCAGCCCGAGACCGGACCGGCCCTGCTTGTCCGTCGAAACCCGGCAGTACGTCACGATCTTCATTCTGAATCACCCCTTTCTAAACCAGTGCTGGGAACCCTAGGCAGGTTTGTATCAGGCCCATGCAGAAAAGTGGAGTCGAATCAATGACTTGAATCGGAAACAATCGGTTTTCGGTAGTGGCAGGGCACAGTTCCTGACTGTTTAGGTCTGGAAAACGTGCACGGTCCGGGGGATTCCGTCGCTTGAGGCGCGCGGCGGCTGGAAGGGGTAAGGTTGCCCCCGGCACACGCAATATCCTCACTGCGGCGTGCAATGTGTTGACAACTGGCGATTGCCTGCCCACCCTGAGACCAAACCCTAGTGAGCATTAGAATGACAATAGAAAAGGTTTACGCGCACCTCGTCTACCCCAACCATAAAGGTGACTTGCCGACTCCATACACCGCTTCTGAGGTTCAGCTAGAGGGGAAGTTGTTTGGTCTGATTAAGAAGATTTACGACGACTCGGCTCTTGAGTGCAATGTTGACATTAGATTTGAGTCGAGTGACCAGAATAGTGAGATGCGCTCGCTTATCCTTGATCTTCTTTCGAAAAGAGATTCGGAATCAGCTGGAAAAATAGCAGAGAGATTAGCTTCTGTAACAACCCGGCGTTCGCAACTTGGACTGTTCTTTGTTGTGATAGCCAAAGACAACACGAAGGATACTGTGCTTTTCTCACGTTTCCCCACAGATCAGGCAATATTAGCAGACGATCAGAATGGCGGGTTAAATATTGAGTTCTTGGAAAAGGTCTTTGTGAAGAAGTGGTCAACCTACAAAGGTGCAATATTCTCAGACACAGTTAGTCGCAGCGGATTTTGGTCTGGGAAGATTGTGGATCGTCAAATCAACTCGGCGGAAGGTGAGGCGTCACAGTACTGGGTAGAAAAGTTTCTGGGTGCCAGTTTCGTTGCAACCAAATTGCTCGGAACGACAAGATTTGCTCGTGCACTTTCTGCTGCGTCCCGCTCTGGTTCATTTGGAGTTCAAACTGAGATTAATTCCTCTGTCCCCTTCCTTAGACAGTACGACGGCAAAGTTGCTTCGATTGATGACATATCGGAGAGATTGGGGTTTTCGCAGGAGACACGAGAGGCGATTAAAAAGCAGATGCCATCCGGTACTGAAAACCAGTCCTTCATGATGGACTATGATGTTCTCAGAAATGCTGTAACGTTCAGGACGGTAAAGCTCGCAAATGGTGTTTCGGTTACAGCCGACAGCGCTGAGTTTCAAGAGCTGGTTAGCATGGAGACCCAAGACACACCTGAGGGCCAGTTTGTCACATTGAGCACATCAGGTAAGCTCTTGGCAGACCGTCTGACCAAGGCAAAGTAAATGGACACCCGGTCCGATTATATTGCGATTAAGCCGAGTCTAGATGAAAGCGCCAGACGTCTAGAGGATTTTCTGCGCAGCTATATGCCTGATGGCATAATGATTGACAGAATTACTGCAAGATCGAAGTCGGTTGAGAGGTTCTTGGGTAAGGCGCAAAAGATGGAAGAAGGGCGTCCGAAGTACCCGAATCCTATTCTTGATGTTCAGGACATTATCGGCGCGCGTATCGTTGTTCTTTATCTGCATGAAGTGGAGCAGCTAAAGCGGTTTATTCCGACGTTGCTGACCCTAATTGAGCATAAGGGGCTTGAGCCAGAGGGCTTTTCAGAGTTTGGTTATTTCGGATGGCACGCAATCGCACATCTTCCTGAGGAGGTCAGAGGTACAACTGCTGACGGGATTTTTCCGAGATTCTTTGAGATTCAAGTTAAGACGGTTTTTCAGCACGCATGGGCGGAAGCCGAACATGATTTAGCGTACAAGGAGTTTCGAGGGCCACTGACGCGCGAAGACAAGCGCCTGATTGCCTTTGCGGCAGCGCAAGCATGGGGTGCAGATAACTCGTTTGAGGCGGTCCTGCGTGCTTTGAAAGATCGTAAGGCAGAATCATAGAATCCGCTTTGGTATAGTGCGGCTGGAGTTGACCTATGCTGCGCCATCGCCTCTTTCCGAGTAATGCGCATTTTGCTTTTACTTGACTGCTCTTGCATGGGTAGCGCATGGGTAGGTCGACCTTACCCATGCGCCGAAAAAATAATTTAAAACAGACACTTATCCATTTCTCCCATGGGTAGCATGGGTAGCATGGGTAAATATCCATATTTACTGAGAGATACATTTTCGGAAGGGTAAGGGAGCGAAGGAATAGGGGTGAATGTGTGTAAGTGTGAATATGTATATAGGCCCCGCCACCGAATTACCCATGCTACCCATGTGTACCCATGAAGGCATTGAAAACATTATGGATTTTTTTGGGGCTACCCATGCGCTACCCATGCGGCTACCCATGCAAACAGGAAGGGCGGCTAACGCCGCCCCCGTCCCTCACCCTGTTTCACTGGACCGCCGTCTTGCTCAGTCGATAGACAGACACTGCCTTGTTCCGGCTATCCTGCACCTCTTCGAACGTAAGCAAGTGCCCGCCGATCTGGTACGGCTTGCGGGCAAGTACCTTCATTCCGCGCCCGATCCGCCCGGAAGTCTTGTAAGCGCCGTCAAAGGCACTGTACCCCCAGCCGTTGATCTGAATAGGGTCTTCGTCGGCTTCTGCCTTCACGTCAGGGCGTTCCGTACCATTCAGAATGTCCATGACGCTGACAGTCTTGCGCCCGTCGAAGTCCCGCGTTCCGCCGGGTCGGAATACGGTTCCGTCCGGGTACTCGCCCATGATCTGGACAAGCTGCGCCAAGCCGTCTTCCGTGGCGTCGGTGGCCTTCGCGCGTTCTTCTGCCTGTCCGCCAAGGAAGCCATGGAAACCGGCGGCGGCAAGGATGCCGCCCATAACCCCGGCCCAGTCTTCATAGGACGCCAGAGACGGGCCAGCGGCGGGGACCATGCCCTTTGCCACCCAGTTCTGAATGATCGTCAGGCAGGCCCAGACAAGGGCCGGGCGATTGTCCGTCACCCAGCGCCGAATATTCGGGTGCCGCCACCCGTTTTCCGGCTTGCGCTGTTCCGGGTCAGGTACGCCCGCGTCCAGCGGGATAAGAACGAACCGGCGCAGGATTTCCCGGCTTGCCTCAATGTTGTTTGCGGTGAAGGCCCAGACGCAACGGACCGGAACGGACACAAGCTGCGACTTGCCAAGGATACGGGCCTGATAGGTCGTCCCGGTCATCGCCATGGCAAGGGCGCTGCTAGAAATTGCCTGCCCCACGTTGTCGAAAAGGATCACGGGCGCGCCTTCTGCCAGCGCGGCGGAAAGGGTCTTCCCGATCTCTTCCGGCTTCCCCGGCAGTTCCATAGCGGGGGCAGGCTTACCCGTCGCAATGGTGGTCAGGACGTCCACCAGAAGAGACGCGCCCGTACCCGGTCCCGGCTTGGTATAGGCGTGCCCCGGCGTCGGTCCTGCGATCATGTCCCGGCAGAAGGGCAAGAGCGTGAAGGCCACGGCATGAGTCACCGCATGGGCGTTATCGGCATTCTCGCCCGACAGGGTGCCCACGATCTGCGCCCGGTCCATGCCGCCAAGCGGGAAGTCCGCAAGCACCTCTTCCACAAGCAGGCGCTTGGCCTCTGCCAACTCTTCGGGCGACGGGTCCCGGCTGACGCCGGGCAGCACCAAGTCACCCTTCGCCAAGTACACCTTCGCCCCGGCGTGGTATCCGTCCACGTCCACAAGGTTGCCGTCCGCGTCAAAGAACGGAGTCGACGGCACTGCCAAAATCTCGGGCAGCGTGTCGGCAAATTCGTGGTCCATGTACAGGACGCGGACCACGGACTCGGGCGGGGTCACCAGCCGGGGGAAATAGTCGTCACCCTGCTTGTCCAAGACTTCCCAGCGGGTGACGTCCTGCAAGATGAAGTTCATGGAGTCCCGGTCTTCGATCAGCCGGATACGGTGGCGGACGGCGTCAGCCGTGGCATAGGCCCCGCCAAACTGGAAGACGCGCGGGCGGTCCGCGTTCGCTTCCACGATCCGGCGGCGCGCGTAATCCAACTGCGCCGGGAAGTCAGACTTAACCAGACAAACTTCGATTCCGTCTGCGGTGTTTTCGGAATCGCCCTTCGGTTTCTGGAACAGGCGCGACTCTTCCTTCCAAAGGTCATTGAAGGCCTTCGCGCCGATAGCGGTCTTGCCCACGACTGCCGTCTTCAAGCGCCCCTGTACGGTCTTGTCTGCCTTGGCCTTGAGGGCCTGCCGGATCAGGTCGCGGATTTCCGGTTCGGTGGTGTCCGCGTTGAAGGCTTCGGCAATCGGCAAGAGGTCATCGCGGACACTTTCGGCGCGGACCTTGTGCCGGGTGGTCCGGTCTTCGATCACGGAGTCTTCGTCGTCATCTTCCCCGCCGTCCAGCATGTAGACGGAGTCGAAGGCGATCTGTTCTTCCTCGAACCATCCCTGCCGAAGCGCCTCTTCAAGGAATTCCAGCTTGTGCCGCCCCTGACAGGCGTCATGGTGGCAGAACCACGTCCAGTATCCACTCTGCGCGTCCAGCGCGTTCACGGCCATGGTAGCGGTGCCGCCTTCGGTCGTGTGTTCGTGCTCGAAGGGGCATTCAATGTGGACGTGCCCCTGAGCTTCGCCTCCGGCTACCCGGATGCGGTCTGCGCACAGGTCTTCCAGAAGGTCCGCCATCTGGAAGCGGTCCTTGGCCTTATAGTGCCAGTCGTTCAAAGACGCGCCGGAAGGGGCGAAGCACTGCGGCGGGGCGTCGGTGTCGGCTGCGCCGCCCGCGATCTCGAAAGCGTTCATTGCCTTCCGGGCGGTGGTGTAAGCCGACTTCTTGACGGCGGGGACGTCTTCGAACCGCAGCGGGTCGCCCCGGACAATCGCGCAGAACCATTCCGCGCCCTTCGGGTGACGGGCGGTGTAGAACAGGCGAGACGGGTCAGTGCAGGACGTGTCCGGGTCTACGCCCAAGACTTCGGTCGCAAGGCCCATGATCTTCGCCGCCCACAGGTCCAAGGCTTCGCCCTGCGTCGGGGCGAGGTCCACCAGCTTCACCGGCACGGCAAGCGGAAAGATCAGCCGAAACTTGTCAATCGGCGGGGTCGTGACTTCCAGCACCAGCCCGTCCTTGGTCTGTTTCTTGACCGGCTGCGCGGTGATCCCGGCAAGGAATTCGGCGGTGTAACGCGTCTTGTCGCGGTCGCGCATGTACAGCTTGACCGCCGCGAGGTCGGTCTTGCCCACCTTTCGCAAGACGTCGTCATGTTTCAGGGTGACGGTGGTCTTGCCGTAGCTGTGCGACGTATAGACAAGGCAGAACAGGCCCTGTTCTTCGATCCGGGCAAGGACGTGATCAAGGTTCGCGCCGTTGTCCACGTCGATTCCCATGGCATACATGGAGTCCATGGCCTTGGCCTTGCGCGCCTTGTCGATGGAAGACCCAAGCACGATGCAGGCCCCGGCCTTGCTCTTGTTCTCGGGGTGGCGAGAGAAGCCCCACGGCTGGGAATTCTTGCTGCCCGGTCCGCCTGCAATCCACTGCGCCCAAGTCAGGGTGACGGGGTTCCATTCCCCATCCTGCGTGTTGCGGCGGTCCTTTGCGCCCCAAAACTCACCGGTCAGGAAGGTGACGGGCTGTTCCAAAAGGGTTTTGTAAGCGTCGGTTTCGCGACCAAGAAGGGCCGCGTCGTTAAAGTCTTCGGCTTCGGTTTCGTCGTCCACGTCATCAATGATCAGGGACGGCGGGAAGGTCTGGGTGGTCGGTTCGGTGTGGAGAGTGGTCATTCTTACCTTGTCTAGTTGCGCGCGCCCGAAAGGATTTCCTGCACCCGCGCCGTCAGCCGCAGAAGTTCGCCACGCGCCGCAGGCAGCGGACGCAGCGAAACTTCGGCAAGCTGGTGGCACAGGGTCAGAATTTCTTCCTCTCTGGGGTCGGTCAGTTGGTGCACGTTCATTGGCTTCTGTCCTTGTTCTCGGGTCGCCCCTTTGTGGGGTCGTGACCGTCTTTTAACCCGAAAATTGCAGGCGAGTCGAATCCAAAACCGTTACAGAACAATTGGTTAGTTCGGCTTCAAGCTGACTTTGGGGGAAGGGTTCCGGGCAAGTTCGGCTTCAAGCTGACTTTGCCGGGACGCTATTCAGGAAGGCGGCGAAGATAGGGAAAGTTTCCCGACTTAGGCGGCGTCCTGCATCCCATCGCGCCGGGCAAGGAATGCGAGCTTTTCAGCTTCAAGCCGAAGTTCTTCGGCCTCAAGCTCTTCCTTGGTCATGCGGCTGCGGTGCGCCCATGCCGCCTTCCACTTGGCCCGATGCGCTGCCATGCGCTTGCGCGTGCCAATGTCGGGCGTAATGATAAACGGGTCACGCATCTTCGATCATGGCCCCCGCGCAGAGGGGGTCCAAAAGGCCAAGCGGATCAATCGCCCCCCGCGCGTCCGTCACTCGATCCCAGAATCCGACAGGGTGAATTTCGGCTTCGCCTTCCACCGGCCCGACCGACCGGACCCAGAATGCGCCGTCATCCGAGAGAGTAAACTTGCACCGCGTGGCGCTCAGGTACGCATACTTGGACCCCATGACCATGGTCAGCTCATGGGCGGGGATAAGCAGTGCGACGGGCGGGCTGGAAAAGTGGTCGTTCACCGCGTCCGCAAGAATTCGGGTGAGTTCGTCCAAGAGCTGGGTCTCAGTCTGGATGATCATTGCCGCCCGTTCGGCGGGCGTGAGAATGCTGGCGTCTGCCATTGTTGAGTCTTTCAGTAAGAATATGGGGAGGGGTGGCGGGACTTGACCCGCCCGCCATGGGCGGCGCTATGCAGCGCCCAACAGGCAGCCCCGCTGCCCGTTCTCCGAAGCCCTAGACGGGCCTCAGGCTATTTCAGTTCCACCGCTGCGCCGCGCCACGGGCACGGGCACGCGCGATTTCTGCGCCATCCGCCACAGTGGGCGGGGTGTAGAATTCTGCAAGGATTGCCCGGTACTCGCTTTCGGTCACGGTGCCACCACCGACAAACGGGCGGACAGTTCCACGGCGAAGCGGGCCAAAGGACGCGTGAACACTCAGACCATGGCGGCGGATGTACTGGACCACTTCGATGGCGCGGGGCGTCAGCATTGCGCGGCCTCGTATACGAGTCGGACGTCATGCCCCGTCGCGCTGGTAAAGCCGGGCTTGGTCTTCGCCCCGTCAATCCCGGCGGCAATGTCGCGCGCCCGCATTCCGGCTTCGCGAAGGGCCTTGAACATGGAGTCCATATTGTTGAGTCGATCCTTGAGGGCGGCGGGGTCGGGGTAGCGCTGCACCAGCCACCGGCAGGCTGCAACGGACCGAAGGACCAAGGCACGGGCGGCGGCGATACGAGTCATGCTGCCACCTGTTCCGGCGGGTCTTCGTTCTCCATCGCATCGAAGTAAATTCCCGGCAGGACGCCTTCCGCCGTATGGGTCACCTCTCGGGCGAAGGCGCGCAAAATGCCTTTGGCCTGCGCTTTCTCTTCGAATTCCCGCTGTCGGGCGCGGTAGAAGTCGAACCGCTCATCTTCGATCACGTCCAAGACCTTCCGCAGACTCAGGCCACGGGCTTCGTACAGCGCGCCGCGCAGTTTTGCCGTCTGACTGAGATAATCGTGGATCATCGAATCCAGCGGCTTGTTATGCTTTTCAGCGGACAGGCGCGCCCGCGCCACCAAGAGCAAGCAGGCCCCCGGCGTTGCCAGCACTTCCGAATGAAGGTCGTCCATGTTCATCGCCCCGCCTTTCACTTGATCAATCCAGACGCGCGGGCGATGTTGATCTTCGTCGCCGGATCAGCCGTGCGACGGATCAGATTGATAATGGTGGCTTCCTCTTCAAGGCTCATTGCGGGCTTGGCCGGGGCTTCCGCCGCTTTCTGCGCGCGCTGTACGGCTTCCAAATCGCGGGCGTAGGACAGGCGCTGATGCGGATTCATGCGCGCGAGGGTCTTGTGGACGTCGGACTCGGTGTTCTCAAGCTGCCGGGCCAGTTCGCGCTTGTGGAGCTGGTCCGCCACAGACGGCGCGGACCGCTTCACCTCATCCAAATAGCCATCGGGCAGGCCAGCGCCTTCGGACAGGATGAACAAGCGGACGGACGGCAGTTTCAAGAGGTCTGCGCGGTCAACGCTCAGCCCTTCGGCGGCAAGGTCAGACGCGATTTTGTCGGTCACCGCGTCAAGGCGTGCCTGTTCGCGGGCGGTGAGAGGATAATCAAAGCTCATAGGGGGTCATCCGTGAAGGTTCATGAAGCGGACGTGTTCCACGTCTGCAAGGGTCGGTTCGGGCGCGGGTTCGGCGGACGTGACAAGCGGGGCAGTCAACCGGTCCACGTCGCGGGCGCTGATCCGGTGGGCGGCGGCGATTGCCGCCGTCAGCGCGCCCTTGTCAGAAAGCGCGGCGGCGATTCCGGCGTCGGTACCATTGGCCCGGCGGTGCAGGGCGGCGCAGGCGCGGGCAGACGACATGGCGAGCCGTCGCAGGGCGGACAGTTCGTTCAAGCCGCTTCCCCCTGCACAATCTCACTGGTCAGATTAGACCGGGCCGAATGCAGAAGCGCGAAGTGGCGCGCCCAAGTGGGCCAGTCGGACGGCAGGCCTGCCGGATCGCCGTTCAGGACGTAGCACAGCGCGCCCCGCGTACGGATCACAAGAAGGCGGAGTCGCTCTACATCGGCGGTCAAGGAATTGGTGCGGACTCCTCGTGCCAGCCCGTCAAAGAAGGACGTCCGCACTTGATGCAGGCGCAAGGGCGCGCCCGGCACGTTCTGCCGCAACCATTCTTCGAGCCGGGCGGCGGACCCAAGGACTTCGTCCCCGCCTACGTAGGTCACCCCGGAGTCGCGCGCCCGATCCAGAAGGGCCACGGCTGCCCCGGCGTGCTTGCGCCCCAGCAGGGGCAGGACGTCTGCCAGCGCATAGGCCTTGAACCGCCCGTCCTGCATGGAAGGGAGTCCGTTGAATTTCAGGGTGATAGACCGGCTTTTCAGGCCCGTGGCCTCAAGGAAGTCGTTCTGTTTGATGGTGAGCATAAATCTTGCGGCTCTCTGTTTTGTGTTATTGACATACTGACAGAAAAATGCTTACGAGTCAAGAAAGCCGCCGATTCGGTTCGCGATTCTTGCGGGTTGTTTGGTGAGGGTGCAGGAATGGAAAAGGCCCCGCGTCAGCGGGGCCGTAACTAAGTCCGAACCGGGGCAGGGCAGCCTATGCGGCGGGCGCTGTCACCACGGAAATCCACTTCCAGCCTGCCAGCTTGTCGCCGGTCTGGCGAAGGTGGGTGTAACGCTGCAATGACTGCCACGTGCGATGCCCGGTGACCTGTGCGACCTGCGGAATGTTCCGTCCCATTTCAAAGAGGCGGGACGTGCCTTCATGGCGCAGGTCATGAAAGTGCAGGTCTGAGATTTCAAGCGCCTTGCAGGCGCGGGTAAAGGCTGCGGAAACCGCGTCAGCGGTGAAGGGGAATATCCGGTCCGAGACCTTCGGCATGGCGTCGATTATCGCGCAGGCGGGGTCTGGCAGTTCCACCCAAGTATCATTCCCCAACTTGTCGCCGGGGTGCTTCATGTCCCGCACAAGTACCCGCTTGGCGTCGGGCTGGTAGTCGGCCCAAGTGATCCGGCAGATTTCATCCTGCCGCCGGGCAGAGAAGACCGCGAAGGCGGTCACCCGGTGCATGGGGCAGGACTTGGGGCGGAATGCGAGCTTGTCCGCGAAGTGCTGCATGATGCTGTCCAGTTCGTCCAGCGTCGGGCGGCGGCTGCGTTCCTTTGACTTGGCGACGGTCCCCAGCGCCTTGCAGGCCTCTTGCGCGTCTTCCATGGCGCGGCGGTCCAGCGGCATGTTCCACGCGGTCCGCGCGACCCTAAAGACTGCCGCAAGGTGGGAAAGGTAGTTCCCCACGGTAGACGCGGAATTCAGGCCGGGTCGGGCGTGCAACTCTTGAGCGAAAGCCACAAGGTCCGCGCTGGTGATCTGGTCGCAACGCCGGTCCGCGATGCTGTATTCCTTGCGTATCGTCTGCAAGCACTGCGCCTTCGTCTTGCCGATTTCCTTCAAGGACTCCTTCACATACTTGTCGATTGCATCCCCCAAAGTGACGGCCTGCGCCTTCTGGGTCAAAGGGCTGCGTCCTTCCGCGAGGTCAGACGCGATTTCCTTTTCTCGCTTCTTGGCCCATGCCTCTGCCGCTTTACGGCTGGGAAAGGTCTTCGACTCTTTCAGCCCATGGGCACGGCGGATGATCTGGGCTAGAAAGGTGGACGTCCCGTCCTTCCTCTTGCGTTCAACGATGGTCGCCATGGGCGTATGACTCCGGTGTAGTTCGTATGACTCGGAGTCATACAGCAAGACGAAACGGGCGGAAATAGGCCAAAATCAGCCAAAAATGGGCGAAAGCGTATGACTGAGAAACCGGAAGTAAATAAAGCAAAATCCAATTCTTACGGTAGTTTCAGGCTTTCCGTTGCCCCGATGATGGATTGGACCGACCGCAATTGCCGGGTGTTCCATCGCATGATTTCGCGCCATGCGTTGCTCTATACCGAAATGGTCACCGCGCCTGCGATCGTGCATGGGCGCCGCGGGCAGTTGCTGG